GGCTCAACGAAACGAAATAGATAGGAGAAAGATTTTGAAAACCTACACAGAAGAAGAACTTTCGGAAGTAATCGAATCGCATGCAAGATGGTTGCGTAATGAGGGCGGCGTATCCGCTCCCCTGGCCTACGCTGACCTGGCCTACGCAGCCCTGGCCTACGCTGACCTGACCAGCGCTGCCCTGACCGGAGCTACCCTGACCGGCGCTAACCTGGCCGGCGCTAACCTGGCCCGCGCTAACCTGGCCGGCGCTAACCTGACCAACGCTAACCTGACCTACGCTAACCTGACCGGCGCTAACCTGACCGGCGCTAACCTGACCGGCGCTAACCTGGCCCGCGCTACCCTGACCGGCGCTAACCTGACCGGCGCTAACCTGACCGGCGCTAACCTGACCGGCGCTAACCTGGCCCGCGCTACCCTGACCGGCGCTAACCTGGCCTACGCTACCCTGGTCGGCGCTAACCTGACCAGCGCTAACCTGACCCGAGCAGACCTGACCGGAGCTACCCTGGCCAACGCTAACCTGACCAACGCTACCCTGACCGGCGCTAACCTGACCGGCGCTACCCTGACCGGCGCTAACCTGGCCGGCGCTAACCTGGCCGGCGCTAACCTGGCCGGCGCTAAGTACGGCGCTAACCTGACCGGCGCTAACCTGACCGGCGCTAACCTGACCGGCGCTAACCTGGCCCGCGCTACCCTGACCGGCGCTAACCTGGCCCGCGCTACCCTGACCGGCGCTAACCTGACCGGCGCTAACCTGACCGGCGCTAACCTGACCGGCGCTAACCTGGCCCGCGCTACCCTGACCGGCGCTAACCTGGCCTACGCTACCCTGGTCGGCGCTAACCTGACCAGCGCTAACCTGACCCGAGCAGACCTGACCGGAGCTACCCTGGCCCGAGCAGACCTGACCAACGCTAACCTGACCAACGCTGACCTGACCGGCGCTAACCTGACCCGAGCAGACCTGACCAGCGCTAACCTGACCAACGCTAACCTGACCAACGCTACCCTGACCGGCGCTAACCTGACCGGCGCTACCCTGACCGGCGCTAACCTGACCAGCGCTAAGTACGGCGTTGAAAAATGCAAAGAGGCGTTCGCCCAATACAAAAGCGGCGATGGCGCACGCAGCATTGGGTATGACACCGGCCTTACCACCAGCCAAGCAGACGCAGCAATAAACGCAGGTAGCGAGCGGGCAGAATCCTAACAACCCCACCACTGTCCGCTGGGGCATTACCCGGCAGGAGCCAACCATGCGCACCCAAGCAACCAAAGCAACGCCAGGCCAACTCAACTACGTAAAACACTGGAGCAATCCAGACTACGGCGGGCATGCGTTCCCGCGCGACGCAGTAATCCCAGAAAGCACTCTGGTCAAGCCTGATAGCTGGAGACTTCCACGCCGCGTTGATCTGCTGGTTAGCGCCGTGATGCTGGCCGCCGTCTTCCTGATTTTGAAGGTTGCCGCATGAAAAGCCCAATCAAAAAAGTGTTCCGCTGGCTCCCGAGTAAAGTCTACAAGTCGTGGTACTGGCAGGACGGATTTCTATGGATGACCTATCCCTTTGATAACGGCGATGGTCGGCTTTATTCAAGCTACGCAGCCGCGGATCAAGCCGCATCAATGCGCCCTGTAACAATAACGATTGGCCCTTGCAAGGAGTTGAAAATGACAATCCCTGGTGGTGGCGGTGGATGCAAGCCGCAAGCCGAAACAGAAAAAGCGCCTGCGCATATTGAGGCTGCCATTGCAAAGATTCTCAATAGTCCGCGCACAGCAGAAACAACGGCCAGCTCCTTAATCGGGTTGATTCGAAAGATCGCTAACGGACAAGAGGTGTGACGTGATCTACCACGAACCCAGAGACTGCCGCGAATACGGCCACAGCTGGATTTTTATAGGCCGTGATGATGGCCGCCCATGTTACCGGTGCCGCTACTGCGGTTATGAGTCAAAGTGATGGATGACAAGAAAGAATTTACCGTTGAGCCGTTTAAAACTGTGGAGCTTAGCCCGTCACTGGCCGACTATCCAGGCATTGAATCCCAGGCTGGCGAGCTGGGAAAGGTGGGCGTGAAACTTGTGCGCAATAGCATCGAAGTACCAAAAGCAGTCGGAAAATTCGACCTGCAAGAGCGCGCAAAGTTGCTATCTGATAATGCAAATCTGCGCGCCCGCCTGGCCAAGTATGAGGATGCTGACGGGCGGCTTGTTGGCTTGAGCCATGAACTGGCTGAACTTGTAGGGCTAGTACGCTACCTTGCTTTTCGCTCTGGCAAGCATGCTCGCCCGCTTATTCACGCTGCTGCGCTCGCCCTGGAATCGCAGGCGCGGGAAATTCAGCGGCTGAAAACCATGAGCGCCAAGTCATGAGCCTCTTTTGCCCTAAATGCTGGTCCTCAGCAAAGTGCCTGGACTCACGCTGCAACCCGCGCACAAATCACGTAAGGCGACGACACCAGTGCCAGCACGAAGAATGCAAACACAGGTTCACAAGTGTTGAGGTTATATCAGGCGCTGTTGACCTGAGAGAGCATGCGGACAATTCAAGCCTGATAAACATTGCTCGGGAGATATTTGAAAAGCTTGTATTAGATAAGGAAGACCGACGACTATTTGATGAGTGGCTAGAGCGCAGACAGGACAGTAGGCCTGCACAACAGATAATCATGTCCTAGAGTAGAATCACTTGCCTTCAAGCCCTTCCCTGATTTACTACCTGTGCTGCTGCAATCTTTAACCCGCTTCGGCGGGTTTTTCTTTTGCCTGTTAAATCGAAGCCAATAAAAAGCCCGCACTTGGCGGGCTAGTACGGTGGGGAAGCGCTGACAGGAGCTTTCCGGTACTCGCAGATTAACTGCCCGCTTAAGCGGCGTGAACCGCCGACTTGATCCGCGCGCGAAGTTCACGGCTCAAGCCTTTTAGCGCTAACAGCTTGAGCATTCCAGACGCGCTAATTCTTCCTCTCGTGTTCCAGTCGTGGAAAGTCGCCACGGACACGCCAGCGTCCTTGCAGAACGCCTTAACCGAACCGAAGTGCTTGGCAAGGTCGCACAATAAAACCTGCGCTACGCCATTACGCGAGGGCTTAACGCCTATCGGCAAGCCGGGCGGTATTGATGACCAGTCGGTAACGTCAGGGCGCAACCATTCCTTGGTAGCCAGGCCGCGCTGATCGGCCAGGATTGCCCCGGACTTGCTTAGCGCCCCCTCACGAATACAGCGCGAGATGTATTCAGCGCTAGACCCCAGCTCAGCAGCCAGTGCGCGCTTGGTCGGGAATGCTTCTAGCAGCTCTAGCAGCGCTTTGCCTTGTGGCGTCTTGCTCAGTCGCGCCCGCTGCGCACCTGGTGTTTCGCGTAATTCGTTCATATATCACCTTGACGGCAGGATTGGTTGCGATAATACTATCCGCCTGTGAGTGACAAATCAATGATTGGAGCGGGAAATATGAGCAAAGATAATGGTGGACCGGCGTTTCCGATTCCGTTGAATACAGGCAGCAGTTATCAGGGTAACGGAATGACCCTGCGCGATTACATGGCAATACACGCATCCGATCATGACGTGATTGTCGCAATGGCACGTCATTCTGATGCTTGGATAGCGAAATATGGGCAAGGACCGGTTTATGTGCGGCCAACACGGCAAAAGGCTCGCTACATGCACGCCGACGCCATGCTAGCAGAACGTGCCAAATGATTCCCCGCCCCCACCTGCGCGAGGCCGCCGACGCGGTGCAGGCCGCGATTGCCAAACAAAACAGCCTAAGCCCTTCGGCGCTGCACGACGAAATGCAGCTGATCCGCCGCGCCCGGCTGGAAAAGGCGAGGGCGTGAGTGTGGATATGTTCAGGCTATCAGGCAGAATTGCGCTATTCCTTTGCGACATTACCGGAGTAAACAGAATGCTGCACATAAACCAACAGCCGCGCTATCAGATGCTATTCCACGACCTGCAAACGGTTTACGCAACGCGCGGCACGCCTTGCTCGCACTACATTGCAGGCATGCTTATGGCTACCCAGATCGCACGCGGGATCAGCGATATTGAGCGCATAAATCTGAATGCCATAGTTGAGGCTGCGCGATATGCAAAGTGAGCGCCCCGGCCCAATCGACGCGCCTAGCCAGCCTAGTGCGTTCTGCGCTGACTGCGGCTATCAGTGCGATTACAAGACGGCGGTAGAGCTTGAAGGTTTCTGCCCTGAGTGCTGCAACTTATTGGAGTCGAATGATGATGATTAAGCCATGCCCGCACTGCGCCACCCCACTGGTTAGCTTGCCTAGCCAGTTAAAGTGGATATGCAGCGGTTGCAAGGTTGAGTTTGAATGGCGGCACGATGATGGTCATCGGCCTTTACTGGGATCGAATCGAGCGCACAGAAAATGAGCGGGATTGATTGGGGCAAAGCGCCCGAAGGGGCTAAATATGCGGGCATTGCCAGCGAGCTTGCAGCACCTCTGCCCCATGCTTCAAATCAAGCATGGGGTAAGCTCTGATCTGCGAACCACCACGGAAGCGTGCGACTTGTGCGCGAGGAATCAATAAATGTTTGACTTGATGATGGTCTACTGCTTGTCGGGCAAACCGTGCGCAGTCGAAAGGCTGGCAGTATTTGAGCAGGAAGACGTGGCAGAAACGCTGTGCAATGTCGCACGGCCCGCCATTGAATCGTTTGTGCTGTCAAAGGCATCTAGCAGCGCCTCTGTGACGTTTTCGTGTAGACAGAATAATGCCCCCGACATGCCTGATTACCTGCCACGCAAGCGCAAGGATGATAAAGTGATGATGCTAAAGCCGGAGCTTCTGCTTGACGTTATCGACCGAGTGTCAAATTAGGCGTTATGGCGTTATACGCAGCCTCACAAGCCAGTCCCGCTACTCTACGCCGGTCAGCTTGAGCCGCCATTGCTCTGCCAGCGCTTTCCACTTGTGTGAGCATGTCGGCGAGCATTGCGGTTGAATCGGTGCTTGCCTGGCTTCCAGTGGAAGAGCTGGCACAATTGGCGGCTCTACGCTTGAGCCTGTCGAGTTGTGCGCGCAGGCCGTCAGCAGCGGAATCAGCAGCAACAGCATCAGCAGCAGCTTTATTGATTTGGTCTTGTGCATTTTCTCTGATTTCCTCAATTGCTGATTGTCGGCGTTGCTCTTCTTCGCGGGCGCGTCTCTGAGCTTTTTCCGTGGCCTCTGCGTGACCCTTCTCAATTTCGGCAATTTGCGTGCCATATCGCCAGCTTTGGGCGGTAGCCGCAATAATCATGCCAAGTGCAAAGGCTGAGCCGTATCGTATTAGCGGTCCTGGTATCACGCTTCACCTTTCGATATTTCAACTCCGGACATTGTCAGCAGCGTTTCTACTGAAAGCATAACGCCAGACGGCCAACGATATCCGCTAACGCGCGATACAGGGAAAGCCTTGATGTTTACCGCGTCACCCTGGTTCCCGCCCAACACAAGCAAATTGCCAGCTTTGTCGCGGCCTACTGCAAAACCTACATGACCGCCACCTTGGCGAGTGAAAACCACTATACACCCAACTACCGGGACGGCAATCAATTGGCCCCAGTCGAGGTAAGACTTGGCCGACTCAAAGCGAGTAGAACGAATACCGACACGCTCAAGCATTGCGCCAACAAAAGCAGCACACCATGGCGTTTCATCGTCTTTGATGCCGCCGCGCTTAATGTCTTTCCAGAATTGCACGATTTCAGGGTTGTGCGTGCCGCCCTTAATCTCTTGCAAGCCGATGTGTTTCTTTGCTTCTTCAAGCCATGGTGCTGTCATTTGTTATGACTCCGTTTGAACCTAGGTATTAACTTAGCCACGTTCCCGCGAACGCATGCCACGGCTACAAACGCAACTGCTGAAAGGGTAGCCCATAATGGTTGTGGTGACTGGCAGGCTTCATCCCAGCGGGTGACGATATGCGTTGCCATGGCAAGTGACATGCCAGCTAGGGACGCAGCTAATAGGGAAATAACCGGGCGGTATCTTGTCCCCTCGCTGGGCTTATATGACGCGATAATCCCGAATATACCCAAAAGCAGAATCAAATGAGCAGAGTTGATAAAGCTTTCAAGTGTCATCACGTGGTGCACCTTTCTTGAACGGCCATAGTTCAATAAGGGACGCGATCCATGGCGGCAAGTTCCCGTTAGTTGAAATAACCGCAGCCCATGCCGTGAAAAGGACAGCAGCCAGAGCGGCAATGCTTGCAGAGACAAGCATGGCTTTTTGGCTGTAGGGCGGGCCTTCACCGTAATAGAACACGCCACAAGCATAACCTATGCCAAAGCTAAAGAAGCCCAGAAGCCACCGCTGCTTACCAGTAGTGGCCCCTGGATAGGCGAGAAAGAAGCAACAACCAAAAGCTGCTCCGGTTGCCGCCCATGGGTTAGCCGATGCAAAAAATGCATAAATCGCACCAAGTAGCACGGCCCCTAATGGGGTTGCACCGTCCATAGGATTCATTCTACGCCCTCAAAAAGATATCTGGCGGCTAAATGGTAGCACGGAGCGATTTATGCATGTGGTTGTCACGCTAGATTGCGGGCGCTGGCACTGTTAGGCAAACAATGCCAAGGTCTGCGCGGTCATACTGGTAAGCATCGCCTGTCCGGCCAAAGTTCTGCATCAGGGAGACAGCATTAGCATTTTTGAAACCTGCCGGGTTTACCGTTTGACCTACAGCGCTAGACCATCCCTCGCTACACAAGGCAGCCATTGAAAAGCCCTGGCCGCGCATGGAATTGACTTGCGCTAAAGCCGCATTGGTGCTTGCAAGCGTGCTGTCACCAAGCCCATAGCAGAAGCCTTCGACTAACAGATAGTCGCCAGCACCAAGCCCGACCGCCGCGAAGGCCACGTTTGCCCGCGCAGGGTATGTGCTGTTCGCCATGATCTTGTAACCCTTTAGGCGGCACCAGCTGTAGACGCTATTGCGCACAGCTGGCGACAAGTATTGAGGAGCGACTAGATCAAGGATTAATCCAGTAACGCCGAAGTCGTCCCACTTCTTTCCCCAGTACATAAAGTTGTTGCAGACCCCGCCAGCTGGCATCCATCCATTCTGTGCAAACTCATTACCTGGGCCGTAACCACACCCGCTTGGTGCATCAGCAGTAGCGCTGACATAGCCGAAAACTTCAATGCCTGGATTGAGCGCACGAACCTTTGCCAGCAACTCAGGAAGTAAAGGTTCGCCACGATCCACGCAGCCGCAAGGCGTAGGCGGCACATTGACTTCATTGTTTATGCATGCGCTGTGGGACAGCGCCAGTACGTCAGCCGTGGCAAATCGCTCAGCCATTGCGTCAAGCGATCCGTAATGTTGCGCCATCAGGCCATATTGGCCTTGGCTGATAATCAACTTCTTGAACATGGAACTAACTACTCCGGCCACGGATACATGGCTTCAATTTCAGAATGTCGAGCATTTCCCGCTGCGATTGACTTCTCTGCCGCCTCAGTGTTGCCGTTCGACTGCTCACGCATCGCATCTAAGAAATATCGGTCACTGCCGTTTAGCGGGTCAGCAAAAGCGATTAGGCGTGAAGCCTTGATCAGCCAATGGGTTGGCGGTTCCGGCTCAGGCTCAGGTTTGAACTTGCCGTCAACGTAAAGCATGCCAACCGTAACGCTATCGGCGCATTCCACCCAAATAAGCGACGGATGAAACCTGTTATCTGGATCAATGTCAGTCAGCTCTGCAACTTTGCCGCTATCAATTCTTGCCCACATATTTAATTCCTCTATTACCATTGGATTACCACAAGACCCGAACCACCAAGACCGCCGTTACCAGCTGCGCCACCATTGAGAGAAAGCGCGCCGCTGCCGCCAGAACCTAAAGCGCCGCCGTTCCCGCCAGCCTGGGAGTACACAGGCGAGCCGCCACCGCTAAAGAATGAATCCCCGCCAGCCCCTGAATGCCCATCGTTGCCCGTTAAACGAAGGCCTGGCAGGCCTGAGGCTCCACGGCTATTGATATCTCCGTTTGCCCCAACACCAGGAAGCGTGCCGCCAATCCCAAAAGACGCAGATGTGCCAGGTGCTAGATTGAAGCCGCCGTTCCCGCCTGTAGCGGAAAGGTAGGGACCAAAGCTAGTCGTTCCACCTAGGCCCCCATTAGACACGCCACCAACGCCGGAAGCGCCAGCCGTACCGACAGTCACATTCACAAAATCCACGCCGGTAAGGTCTACATATTCTTGAGAATACCCGCCAGCAGCGCCGCCACCGGCAGCTGATAATTGCCCGGCAGTAGTTGCCGCAGCGCCGCCACCGCCACCGCCACCGCCAACCACCTGAACAAACGGTTTAACGGCCCCCGATTTCATTTCGTCTGGCACAGTCCAATTAGTTACGCCTGGCGTTGCAAATAAAACAATGCCCGTCTTTGAGGGGTTAAACCATTTCAGCGGGGAGGATTCCGGCGTATTGCCAACGTTGTTGTTTACAAGCGAAACATACAAAACGCCGCCGCGGTTGGTGAACGATCCAACGTGGTACTCCTGCAACGCATTGTACTCAGCAACGCCCACTTGGTGAAGGTAGGCGTGAAGCTGGCCAAGGGTGAAGCCCATGGCGTTAAAGTCTTGCAGCGTAGGCTCATCGGATGGTCCGATAATGCCCCAGCCGCGCAGAAGTTCGGCGGTGAATTGGTCGGTCAATTCGTTTGATTGGGTTTCAGCACCAAAAATGGTGCGCTCTGTGCCGAGAGCAGCAGACGCGGGAGCCTGCAAGTTGCCGTTAAACCGGTTAATTTTTGCCATTTAAATTACCTTCCTAGCCATAAAGCCGCCTTCGCGGCTTGGGTCAAATTTATCTGCAAAGCCTTTGCTGTTTGGATTGGCTGCAAACCCAAACGTAAAGCCAGGCTCAGCCTGGGTAATCACGCGATAGCGAACACCTTGCGGCTTAGGTAGCAGGTTAAGCCGTCTTATTAGCCTGATTCGCTCAAGGCTTACTACTGGCGACACATAAAGCGTCAGCGTCATGTTAAGGTTATCAACAACGTATGCGCGACCATTGAAGGCCGACAGGATCACATCTTGAATGCTAATCCTTTCATCACTGCTGACGTATGCCGATGCCCAGTTGAGCGCCACCTTTACCCGGATAAAAAACCTGTAGTCGTTATCGTTTAGCTGTAATGCCGTGAATTGACTGGAAAACCGATCAAAGAACGGCCCGCCAATTCGTAAAGCATTGAAACGGTCGGCAAATCCTAGACTGTCAGGGTTTATGGTAAAGCCGAAATAGGTTTTCTCCACAACCTCAGGCACTTCTCGCGGTATGCCGACGATCCGCCCCAGTACGTCAAGTTGTGCGCCTACCGCTAAATCTAAATCAAACGCATCATCAAGCGAAGCCAGAAAGGCGCGGGTTTTGTCCCAAGTCTCGGCCTTTAGCTGAATCTCAGCCTTGGCCTTGGGTTTTTCCCAGTACTGTTTAATCAGCAGGTTTGTGTATTCGCTGACAAGGCTCAAAGGATAAACTCAGCGATATTGATATTTGCCGCGCTAAGCGTGAACTTTTGCCCTGCTTCCGGGATGATAGCCTCAGACGTAAACGTCAGGTTATCGTCGCTCACTTCAATGCCTGACAGTATAAAGCTGTCGCCCGCCGTATAGCCTGGCGCGTACAGGAAGCCTGCTTGAAGCGGCGTGCCTATGTAGAAGGTAAAGGCTGCCATGCGCTGTTTAATTAGCTCAAGGTCGATAGGCACTAGCGGATTCTTTCGGGTTGCGGTCGCGTTGACGTAGACTGGAACGTATACCGGGCGGTCAAAGCGGCGCTTTTGTGATACGACAAACGTGGAGCCATCCGGGCGCGTTTGCGTCTCGGGAATGTCGGACTCGATGCTCCCCTTTATGCCAGTCCCCCCGGTCTTCTGGAAAAGTAAGACCTGCATAATGTCGTCAATGGTGCCGCCCTCAACGACCGGCCAAATGGTGTTGGCATTAAGCGGGATCATCGGGTTATTCACGTTTGTGTCGTTGTCGTACACAATGGCATCAGTAACGCCAGCAGTGTTCAGTAGGCGAGCTGTCAGCGCACCCGTAGTAGAGAAAGCCGGGTTTTCAAGGCTGCGGTTGCGGCGCTGTGCAAACTCTTCGTCAGTCTCTTCATCTACGCCCACAACTGCATCGACAAATGCCGTGATAGTGGACACACCCAAAACCACTGTAACCTGCGTGAACGTGGCACCTGAAAGGCCGGTCACGCTGCCAAACTCAGCAGCCGTAAAGGTGATAGGGTTTGCGCCAACCGTTACCGCTACCGGCGCGGGAAGCTCCCACACCTGGCCTAGATCGTCCGCAATGGAATAGCCGGTATCTAGAGTCAAGTCGCGGGTCATAGCGATAGACAAGTCCCACGTTGACCTCGTAGCAGGGCGCGGGAAGATGCCGGACAGCTTGGCTATTTTTGCTTGAGGCAAGCCGCGCGCAAAATCAGGATCAAAGTTGTTCGCCACCAACAGGCCGAAAGCCTGCATGTCGTGCCGTGCCTTCGCTTCAATACCGACACGCTGGCCGTCAGGGCTTTCCTGACTCAGGTTAATATCAGGCCCATAGATGCCCTTATAGCCATCTACCAGCTCCTGAAAAATTCCTTCAAAGGTCTGAATTTTGATGCCGTTGGCGTCAATCGTAGGGGCTGGCATTAAATGGCTATCTCTAAGTCATCGAAATTAATGTCAAAAATCGTGCCAAACGATAGCAGTATAGTTGCTGTGCGCTCGGTTGTCTTCACGTCAATCTCAAGTCGGTTAATAGTGGTGACGCCTTCTGTCCCCAGGGTTACGCGCTCGACTGCGCGGAGTATTTCGTCTTGAGTGTTACGCCGGCCTAGAAGGTCTATCCAATCAATGTTGGAGTCAGTGTCTAGAAACCAGTCTGAGGCAAACGATTTAAGCCGCGTGACTACGTTCTGGCGCACTGCGTCAGCGCTTGAAACGTACACAGCCAGGCCGCGCCCGAATCGCCAATCGCTGTCTTTGTCTAGGCCAGAAACCCGCATAACGCCACCCGCAATAATTGTGCCAATGATTATGCCACGTTTGTGATGAGGCCGGAAACGACAGTAACCGTGCGGGCGTCGCCGGTCGCAAACGTGCCAGACCAGCCGGGCGCGCCGCCCACGGAATACGTCAAGGAGTTTGTATTCTCCGAAACTTCTGCGCTACCGACAACCACAAGCGGGCCGGTTAGGCTATAGCTTCCAGTGTGTACCCACGCCCCGGTTACGGTAGAATCTCCAAATCGTTCAATCGTAGTTGGTATGGTTTTTGCCATGCTTGCAGGATTAACGCCAACTAATGCAAACCCGTCGCTATAGTCGTGCATTCTAAACTCAAGCGGCGGCTTGCCGTCTTCGCCCGCGTACCAGCGATCAAAGCAACGCTCATTAATCAGGATCAAGCAATAGTCGCCAACTGAGACTGGGTGTGCATCGTAACTGCTACCGCCCTGCATAAAGACCGGAGGCACGTCAGGGAATAGCGGCAGGTCGATATTCTGGCCGTCAACCACCCGCTGAATCACTGGCCGCACGTCAATGGTATTAGCCTTCACGGCCTCTACTTTTGCAATAAGGATGGTGTGAGTATTCGCCAACGCCGTAAGGATGGCGTCATTCATCACGGTGTTTAGTTCTTCTTTGGCTTGGCTCATTGCGGCACCTTGTAATTTTGCGCGATTGTGCCGGTTACTTGCTGCGCCCAGTCGTTGCCGTCAGTGTCGCCGCTGTAAGTAATAGCGCTGACCTTGTAAATCCCGTTCAGGTGCGGCGCTGTCACACTGATAAGTCGGAACAATCCGCCGACCTTTACGGCGGGATTCATCATGGTGTTCAGGGTTAATACCGTCTTGTCAGCCTGCGGCGTATTCAGCAGGCCAGTTTCAGCACTGATAACCGACGCAAACGAGGAAACGATTTCATCCGGGCGCAAGATGTTCAGCCGCTCATCGTCAATAAACCACTTCTGATCCGGGTCTAGCATTTCCTGCGTAACCGCGATTGAGTTACCGACTAGAACCTTTGGCCGGATTATCTCGGTAGCCGTGCCTATCTTGCCGCGCGCGGTGTTAGGCATACTGGCTAGGATTGAATCAAAGACCGCCGCCTTGGTTGTCACTGCCGCGCTGACAAACGCGCGCAAGAAGTCATTGCCGCCGTCAAGGCACTCAATGGCGGTGATAAACTCTGCGCCTTCCCGCGTGCTGCCAGCCGTGTTTATTGATCCGCGAAAGATCGTCTCAAGATTGTCTTGGTAGCCCACTTTCAGCTCTAGCGGGAAATAGTCGCCCCCATCCTCATCGCGCACCAGTCGGACGCGCTTGGCTTCGCTCAGGTTGTAGATTTTGAGCGTCAGCTTGTTCAGGGTCGCGTCATCGGACTTATCAGCACTGAACGCAATGCGGAACGGCGGGCGTATGATTACAGCCTGTGCGCCGATGCCTATAGTCAGCTCATATTCGCGGAGAAAGCGATCAGTCATGCAGGAACCTCAAGGCCGCGAAGCTCTTGCATTTCGCCAGCGGTCACGAAGTAAAGCTCACACCGGCCCTCGGCAAAGTCTCCTTGACGGAATGGAGCCATGCCGCTTTTGTCGGTAGTGCTGACGAAGAAGTCAAAAGGCCAACTAAGCGCGCGTATGTGCAGAACACCTAAACTTAGCATAAAGCCGTTGTAAGTCTTTCCGCGCCAGCTAATGTCAAACGTCCAGAACTCGGATACCTGGTAAAAGTTAAGGGTCAGTGTGATCTCTTCGTCATTTACCAGCAGGATGTGGCGCTGGAATGACTCGTCGGTGATCCCAGTTATTTGAATGGCCATGCTTACCCCAGGATTGCAGACAGTACGGATTTCTCTTTACGGCCTGGCGCTGCTTCACCCGTACCAGTTCCCGACTCTGGCGATTGTACGCCTTTATCAGATACGCCGCCTGTTTGGCTGGCCACGGCGGGGGCTGGCTTTTTATAGAACCCCGATAAATTGGTGAATACTGTTTTCGCAATGCGGAACTTTTGCGCAGCCAGCGTAAAGCTAAGCGCTTTTCGCTGGTTGTCGCGGGTAATAGTGACGCTTGTTACCGCCATGCTTTCGTGTGTGCGGAACGGCATGGAAATAGTAACAAGCTGCTTGCTGTAGTGGATAGACTCGATGAAGTCAATGAACTGCTCGCGTAACGGCTTCGCGCCAGTCTTATTGCCTGCGAAGTCGTAAGCGTTGCCGCCATTCTTGATGTTTTCGTCAATCTGCCGGTAACGGTCGCTCGCAGTGTTGACGATCCGCGCAACGCGCTGCGCCTGCGAAACGGTGCGGCCTGGCACCAATGCTTTCACCACACCAACTGTCGGCAGGCGGGATGCAGACTGGCTGCGCGGCGGAGGATTTAGAAACACGTCCGCCACATCGCCAGAAATTTTCAGCTTAATAGGCTCGTTAACCAGGTGATCCCCAATATAGCTGCCATCCTCAACAGTAGACGTTGGCGCTTGCGTGTCGTAGGCGGTCGAATCGCTTACCCGCGCGAACAGGTAAAAGCCGCCTATGCCAAGCTCTTGAACCTCTGGCGAATCAAGCGCGACGTTCTGGCCGGATACAAATTCACGAATCATCGGCCACCTCGGTTTACCTGGGCCTTGGCGGTGCGCAATTGTTCTTGCAGCGCGTCATTAACAGCGGCCCCAGCTTGGCGAGGGTCTGAGCTGCTGACGTTAATCTGCACCTGCTGTTCAATGTTGCTGCTTGTGCTGCTGGTCACGTTTCCGCCGATAGCCATAGCGTCGTTTGGAGTAAAGCCCGATGGCTGGCCTTCGTCTGATCCAAGGTATTGCAGCACCCAACCCGGCAGCATGCCCGATACGATGCCCAGCACAAAGTCACCGAACGCCCGGAAAGCCATTTTCAGGTCATCAAGCGCGCTGGTAAAGTTGCCCTTAAACACGTTAATGACCGCAGAGAACAGCCCACCAATGCCGGCAAACCAAGGGGCAAGTAAGCCCGATACGGTGTCGATCATCCACATGAACGCGTCAACGATGCCCTGCATGATTGGCACAATGTCGAAGCCTACGAACTCCATAAAGAAGTCACGAATGACCGACTGGCCACCATTAAAGGCGACAATCAGGTCGTCAACGATCAGCAGCAGCGCGAAGATACCCGCGGTAATCAGCACCACAGGCGAAAGCAGTACGCCCATAATGGCGACAAGGCCACCGGTTGCCAGTTGCCACACCCCAAACGCAGCCGCGGCAATTAGCACGATAGGTGCCATGCGCTCAATAAAACCCATTGTGGACTCTAGAGCTTCACCGAGCCACGTTAACCCGTTCTGAATCAGGTCTTTGTTGACTTCAAGAAAGCCGATAAAGCGCTCAGTCAGCTGGGTTAATGCGGGCGCAAAGCCGACCGCGACAGCGTTCTGAACGGCGGAAAGGCCAAACTTGAGAGTGGTCAGCGAGTCATTGAAGGCTGCGGCATTGTCGGCCTGCTGTTTCGTCACTACGCCCAAAGACATAGCGCGATCAGTGAGCTTTGCCACTTCGTCAGACGATAGGGATACAAGCTGAATCAATGACTGATTAATCCCCAGCTTATCCAGAACGTTTGCTTGTTCGGCGCGGCTCATGCCTTGCAGGGTGTCGGACAGACCTAGAAACACATCGTCAGCGCTGCGGACTTTGCCCTCAGCATCCAGCACAGATATGCCTAGCTGCTCGATAATTTCCTTTGCTGGCCCGCCGCCTGTTTGGACGAACTCGCCTAGGCGCTTACTCATTTCGCGGAAAGAACCAGACAGCGCCTCAGCGTTTGAGCCGTTTACGGACGCGGCATAGCCAAGAGCTTGAATCTGCTCTACTGCAACGCCCGTTTCGCGGTTTAGCTGCGCCAGCGGGTCGATGGTATCCAGTACACTAGTAGTCCATGCAAAGAAGCCACCAGCTGCAATAGACAAGCCAGACGCAGCGCCAGCCAGCAGGCCGACCGACAATTTCAGGTTTTCATTGAACTCTTTTTGCGGCGAGAGCGAGCCGATAAAACTGAACTTGCTCACCAGCTCCGAAACGACAGCCATTTATTTCTGCCTCATCTTGTACGTTTGAATGTCGGCGGTGATTTGCTCAAACTCTATGGCGTCCAGAAACTCCGTCGTATCCATTGCTTCAATCTCGGCCAGGCTTCCATACCCCGCCTTGACTAAGGAAAACATCGCCATTCGCTCAGGGTCTACATTGGTTTTGACAATGTAGTCGTCGCTGGCCTCTCGGCCTGGGATGCTAAGGCGATACCGGACGCGCGCAAAAAAGGGTACGACATTACCCCCATAAGGGCGATAACCAAATTAATGTAGTCCTCTGGGTATTCTTCCCAGTGGTCGCGCCGCTTGCTGATAAGCTCACCATCAAGCGATACAGCCGGCCACAGGACTTTTTCCACTTCGGCAAATGCAGGGCTATCAAAGAAGCCAAAATCGCCGCTATTGATTTTTTGCTGCACGCCGCTGTAGAAGGCGAACACCTTGCGCCGCTCCATGTGCTGCATTTTGTGAATCTTGTAAGCGCGCCCGTTTACCTCGGCTACACCGTCTAAGTAAATGGCCTTGATCTGAGCCAAGGCCGCTTGGCGCTGTTGGTCGTTATTCATCGGTTACAGGCTCCGTTTAGCGGTGCGGAAGCGCAACGTGTATTCCATCAGCGCGTTGCCGTCTTGGTTGTTTTTGGTGTTGGTCGGTTGAGTGGTAATGCTACCCGCCTCAAGCGTCCAGCTTTCAACGCCCGCGCTGCCATCAATGGTATAGGACTCTTTCAGCGAGCCTGCAACCACAGATGGGCCTTGTGCGTTAAGCAAACCCAGCATAAACACATCATCCGTGCTGAACTTCTGCACGCGAAACACAAGGTCGTAAACGTCCTTGTCTAAACGCTCGCTAATTGATACGCCGCCAGATGCCGAGTTGACGTGAGCCGATGCCGCGTTAGCCGGGGTAAGGGTGACGTAATCGCCTTCGGCAAAGGAAGTCATTGCCCGGTCGTTAAGGATCAGGGTTGCGCTGTCTGCGCTGATTGTAATTACGCTCATTCTGGATACCTACACATTGTAATTTATGAATTTATGCACGACTCTGGAGTACGGGAGAGCTGCACAAAAAATGATCTTTGCATTAAGTACAGCCTCCAATTCCCATCAAACATAACCAGCCTTTGCAAAAAAAGACTCAGGTCTTACAAAGGCTGGCGGCTTGGATCATAAATTGAAGTTCACAATTATGTCGACGCTGTGAATAGCCCCGGCGTTCTTCACGGCGATCTGCACGACCGGAGATTTACGCTGTTGGCGATCAACTTGCGGCTGATCTTTCAGCAGACCGCCCAGAACATAAAAGCCGAACTGTTCAATGTTGCGGTTGAATGTGTCGATGCTGCCGAAGCTGTCAGGGCTTGACCATGTGCCTGGCGCGAACACACCAGCGCGCACAAAGCCGCGCGTGGTCTTTTCGTTCTGCGCCACAAGCTGATTGACGCCGCGAGCGGTCTGCGGAATCTTGGTGCCGGTTGCTTTAAGCAGGTTGAAGTTGTCAGTCTGGATTGCGTCAATGTACGCGATCAGGTTGTAGACGTTATCCACAAAGTCGTTTGCCGGACTGGTCAGCACGACAGGCACGTCTTTAATGGTCGTGTACAGGTCAAGGCCGACGCGCTTGGCTGCGTCAATCTCGGTCTGCGTGTACGACTCAGCAGGAACGTTCAGCGTCTTTAAATTCATGGTGATGGCTGAGTTTTCAGCGTTGAAATTCACCGTGTGCGTGCGCGCCATGTACGAAGCAGCAAGCTTTCGGTTGCCCGATTTGCTGTACAGGCTGCGCAAGCTGGTTTGACTGGCAAGCTTGACCGCCCACACCGGGTTGGTCGGGTCGATAGCAAGGTAGCTTGAGCCGCTGAACACGTTATAAACGATGCTTTGGTTAGCCTGCGCCCATGCGGCTATATCATCGACCTCAGCGTCCAGCACTAAATCAATAAAGCATGAGCCTTTAAAGTTAATCAGCGCCTTGGTTGCGGTCAGCGACTCTACCTTAGTTTCAGGTGCCAGAGTGCCGGACGCTGCGCCCTGAGTCAGCACGGAGCCGGAGCCAGCAGAAAGCGCCAGAATCTCACCGATAAACGTTCCAGTGGTGTGTGCTTCAACCGCGGTCAGCGTGCTAGTTGCGCCAGTGGTCGAGCTGGTTACAGTGATGTAGCCGTTTTCATGGGCAACGGTTGCGCCAGTGATAGCGGTATCCAGCAGGGTTGCCACGCCATCCAGGGTGATGGTGCTGGTAAAGTTCAACGCCGTAGCAACTACCGGGGTTCCGTCAACGTCGATAGTGAAGCTGCCATCGGTAATGGTTTGCAGCGAGTTAAGCACGGTCGATTCAACCATCTGCGCGCTTTTCAGAGTGGCTGCGGCTGCTGGCACGTTTTCAGTAGTCGCGCGGTGCAGAGCAACAATCAGCGAGCCGCCGAAGTTGATAGCGTTGGGCTTGGTGCCGAAAACAGTATTTGCGTACTCGGTCACGGCAGAAGCGCTACCCCAGTCAGCAGCAACGGCAGCGGCATCGCGGTAAGTTCGGAAACGCTCAGCGCTGGTAATGACGCCCTGCTCGCTGGTGAATACGGTGATAAGGTTCATGTTGTTGCGGCCCGCCAACTGCCCTTCTGGTATTAACGCTACATTTACAACTTGGCTGATATCGGCCATCATTGAAGCCCTCTTATCTAGCGACATAAACATTTTCAGGATAATAACATGCACGAATCAAGCCGACCACACCTTGAGCATTATGTCTACATGCATAAGCGAAAAAGTGACGGGTCTATATTTTATGTTGGAGCCGGGAAGGGCTCTCGGTGTAGAGCCAAGTGCGGTCGAAGCAAATTCTGGCTGGCAACAGTCGCAAAGCACGGCCTGGATGTAGAGATTTTAAAGCCATGTTTATCCTTTGATGAGTCTCGCGCTTTCGAGATAGAAACCATCAAGCTTATGCGAGAGCAAGGAGTAAGGCTGTGTAATATGACAGACGGTGGCGAAGGTCTGAACGGGCTAAAGCATCGGCAGGAAACTAAGGCCAAAATATCCGCAAACAACATCGGGAAAAACACTGGCAAAAAATGGAGCGAAGAGGCGAGAGCAAAAATAATTAAAGCCAGGACTGGAAAGGTGCGTAGCCAGGAAACCAGAGACAGAATATCAGCCTCCCAAAAAGGCAGGCCAAAAAATAAGCCCCCAGTTAACAAGGGCATTCCCATGCCAGAGGCTCAGAGACTAAAGCTAGTCGGACTGCCTAAAAGCTTAGAATGCATAGAAAAAATAAGAGCCAAGGCTGTTGCAAGGTGGGCAGATATTGCGCCAGGGGATCGCCCAAAAGTAGACAACTCAGGCCTTAGCAACCCGCGCGCAGACAAGGCCGAATATCTGTTTGTGCATGACGATGGTCGATGGATAAGGTCTACGCGCGTAAGTTTTTTTGAGGAAACTGGCGTGCGGCCAAACAAGCTGTTTGGCCATTCGCCGTCTATAAGCGTTCACGGCTGGAGGCGTTATTGCTCATAGATCAAACCTCTTTCGCTGATTATGCGAAGTTGTGCGGTGTCGATACGGAGTATATCAACAACAACAGCAGGGCTGCAGTGGACTTGGCATTCTAGTTGCATTCGCTCGCCGTACTGTTGGCCGGTTAGCGATTTTAGGTCGGTTGCGCCTTGCGGGTGAAACACAGTGACGCCTAGCGCTTCCTGTAGCTCTAGCGCCGCCTGAGAGCGCGCCAGTAAGCGAAACTTGCGGCAGTTGGCATGAGCATTGAACCCGTAGAAGTCAAACGTAACAGGCCGCGATACAAGTTCGCTGTATTGCATAGACTCTGCATGGCCGTCGTATTTTTCTGAGCTGGCCAATGGAATGTCAGCAGCCAGCGAGTCAATGATGATGTAATCAGTCTCAAAGGCTGTGCGGTCAAAGTTCTGACGGCCAATCTTTACTTGGCTTTCAGGGTGCGGCAGCAGGTCACGCACAAAGCGTGCCAACTGTATCAATACTGGATCACTCATGGCGTGGCCACCAGCAACGGGAGTTTCGTTTCTTCGCCCACAGCTTCAACGTATCCGTACTGGCCGTAACCTTTACGGAATGGCACCAGCTTGAAGTCCCGACCATCCCATTCAACGTATTGGCCGATAGCCATTGGCGACGTGCTGTGAACTTGGATGTACTCAAGGCTGAAGTCGATCTGATCAACTTGCAGCTTTTCCGGGTCGGCTGGCTGAACTACTGCCAGAATGTTTGCCACCGCAACTGTGCGGGTCGGCACAAAGTCAACCGTAGTCTCTGTGACGGTCTTCAGCTTTACCGGCTGCGACCATTCGGCCAGTACTTCGGACATATCAGGAAGCATTAGACCACCACCCAAGTTATAGAGCTTCGCAGAAGGCCGCTATCAAGTAGAACGCCGGACGAACCTTTAGCCTCCTTGGTCGCCTGGCTAATGTCCTTCCAGACGCCGTAACCGCGAGTGCGGAATGCGCCCACGCTAATGTTTCTTGCAGCAAGCCCGACACGGCCTAGAGCTTTCTCAACTTCCATGCCTTTCTCTAGCACTAGGTTAAATTGCTGCTCTAGCACCTTTTCAAGCTCGCCCGATTTGGCATTAAGCGGGCCGCGCAGGAATGAGCGCTGTACAACTCGCTGTGTGCCGTATTCGTGCCAGATTCCGACCTCTAAAACGGTCGGCCCTGGGCCTCCGCCATCGCTGGTGTAAGCCTCGCTTGTTGCTGATTCACCAGCAGGCAGCCCGACCTTAACCACCATTGACTTTGCTTTCTCCATGTTGGAAACCTGGCGCTCGACAAGTGCCAACGTTTCCTCGGGAGTCATACGAACCGCGCCCCAACTTGCCGCCCGGTCAGCATCCAAAAGCGCTGACCGTAGCGGGTAGAGTTGAAGAAGGTCGCCAAGTTGCTACCACTGGACGCGCTGCCGTAAGACACGGAAACGCTACCAACCGACTTACTTTCAGCCGTGCGCGCCGAGCCTGTACCTGGCATTGCATCCGTTACCAGCAAGTGAGCGATCAGGTTAAGGATTGCTTCTTCATGGCCTTCGTATGCAAGGCAGGTATAGGACGGCCAAGTATTTGCCACAGCTTCCACCCAAACAATGGGCGGGTTAGCGTTGGCGAATCGTGCTTCAAAGTCGGCTTGAATGGTCATCAGGACAGGCTCAACACGCCAGTTTCAACGCCGTGTTCAATTTTGGCCATTAGCTTGTCATCAGCCAACTGCGCGTCAGTCAGCTCAACAGAGCCAAAGCCAGTCAGGCCCAAGCGCTTGCTTGGATTGGCGAGCAGGTTGGTAAGTGTGCTGCCGTTGGCCTTTGGAGCCGGAGCCGGATCCGCTAATGCCTTGTCGATTTCGTCCTGCAAGCGTTCTTCGCTCCAACGACCGTCAACTTTGATGCCGAGGGCCTCGGCTTGCGCTTTCAGTTCTTCCACAATCAAAGCCTCAAAATAAGGGGCGCATCCTTGCGCTAGGGGAATTACAGGCCGGTCAGGATGGCGGCAGCGCCGTCTTCGATCACGTCCAGGCCAGCAATGGCGAAGTACGACTCAACGTAGTACTTGAAGCCGCGCTGGTCAATGCTCGACACGTTCAGCGGAACCGGCAAACGGAACTGCATACCACGGCGGTTCTGCGACAGTGCCACAGTAACCGAAGTGCCGCCGACTTGTTCGGCTTTGTCAGTCACGCCAAAGGTGATGGTCGGGAAGTTCATTTGCAGGGCGCGCAGGACGGACATATCAGTACCAGCCGAGTTCAGGAACTTGCTCTGAGCGATGTTGTAGACGCTGGTAGGCATGACAACGTGAGTGGCCTTGTATGCAGCGACGTTAAACACGTTCGACCATTGACGGTTAATCAGGTCAGCGATTTCCTGATACAGCTCAACGCCGGTAGCAGTCAGAGCGGTTACCGCCGAGGTGTCGGTATCCCAGCCTGCGTAGTTCAGCAGACCGCGAGTCTTCTGAGTGCCGTTGGTGCGGGTTTGGCCAAGGTAGCCGATGGTATCAATCTTGCGGTTGTAAACCTCGGCGTGCGCTTCAAGGAAGCGGCCCGGCAGGTTGACGTTTTGCAGTTCAGCCTTTTTCAGCTCGATTTCCGACCAATCGGACTCAGCTTCCAGGCTAAAAACCGGGATGCTGTCATCTTCACCAGTCAGGGTGATCTTGCCGGTAGTGTTAGTGTTGGTGCCGGACTCGCGGAACTCACCAGCAATGGCCAGCTTGAGCTTCTTGATGCTGTCAGCGTAGCCGCCTTCGTTGTTGACGGTGATCCCCTGCATGAGGAAAGTCATCTCAGGGTATTCCTGAGTGAAGATTTCCGCGCTTAGGTGTTCCAAGTTGCGGGCAAGGATGATGCCGCCAGCGTCAGTGAAACGCTTTTTCGCGTAGGCGGCTTTGTCCTCAAAGCTCTTGATGTTGTAGAGCTTGAACGGGTCTTTTTTAATGGTCATCAGGTCAAACTCCTGTCAGATATTTTGGAACGAGTACCAGCCAGACGTTTGCGGCCTTGGCTTCCCAGAACACGCAGCCCGGAACGGCAACGTTGCTGGTCGCTACGGTAGTTGCTTTGCCAAAGTTCACGCCAGAGCCAGCAGCGTTGACCGCGTAGACTTGACCGAACTTAGCCGGGGTTACGCCGGTAGGAACCTGTACGGTCACAAGGCCAAAGTTCACGACTTCTGCCACTTGGTCGGGGGCAATGCCCAGCTTGGTATAGGTATCGTTTTCCAGCGAGCTAGCAATCTTGCGGCGAGCCACACCTGCAATAACCGGAGTTGCGGAGCCGTCCAGATTGTCGATGCTGCCAGCATCGACCTTGACGAAGCGGCCCGGAATCAAGCCTTCCTCAAACACTTCAAACGCTGCGCAGTTGTAAGGGCTGGCTGCGATGAACTCACCGGCTACCAGATCTGGTACAGCTTGAAGTACTGTGTCGTTAAAGGACATGTTACTGGTCTCCCTTCATGGATTCTTTTACGCGAGCGGAGAGACCGCCCTCGGCTTGATGGTCAGCGAAGTTTGTGTAGTCGCTGGATGCCTTTTTCAGCAGCTTGAAGGCTACCGGCAATTCAGCATCAGTGAACTGAGTTGCGCCATGTTCGGATGCCAGCGCGTCACGCATGATCTGAACGGTTGACTTGTCGGTGAAGCAGTAGCCTTCGTCAACGAAGTCACGCGCCTTATCAATAACAACGGCGTGCTCTTTCACGGCAGCGGCGACGGCACCTTTAATAGCGTCTTTGAACGCGGCAGAATCGGTGATAGGCATAGGCTCGGATTTTTCATCCATTGCCGGTTTCATGTCTTCGTCGATCATGTCTTCCTCGACTTCGACAACGGGATTGCCTTCTGCTTTAATGCCGACAGCGGAAGCAATATCCATGATTTCTTGAAGTGCGGGCATCAGCTCTTGGAGCTTATCGACCGGAACATTTTTGATTGCTTCCGGCAAAGCGGCAGCAACCTCGACGATCTGAGAGAGGCTGGCCGCCCCGTCAGCGTCGGTGAACGCCTTGTGCATCTTGGGCATGGTAGCCTCCTTGGTTGGTTTACGGTCGAGGAAACGGCAGCCAGAGCCGCAGCGCCCTCTTTCTACTACAGCTAAGTGAGTGGGGATAATGTCGCGTTGTTCAAAGTCGTACTTTGAATGGGGGACAAGGTTGCCGGTATAGCCTAACGACAGTTCACGCTTGCCGCTTTCCAGCTCGCTTTGAATCTGACCATCTACCGACACGGTGTTTTTAATTGCGAGGGTAGAGGCTGTTTCTTCGTCGAACGCATCCACAAGACAGGCCGATTCGACACGGCTTGAGGCGTTGCCGCCCTCAGCGCCAGGCTCTACATGGTCGCCAAGCAAAGGGATACCGGGCATTAGGTTGGCCGCGCTGGCAATGGTGGCAGGCGAGCGGTAGACGTAGAAAATACGGTCAGGCGGCTCCATGCATAGCTCGCTGCCCAGGTACTCTAGAACGCCGTCACGTACGCTTATAGCGGACTTCATTTGCCCGTCATAGGTCACTGCGTCACTGAATGTCAGCTTTTGCATACTTGCGCTCTGGCATGAATCTTGCCGGAATGATAGCTGATTAATCAATAAAATCAAACTTCCATCATTGCGGGAAAATTGGAAGGTCTAAGCCACCCTCATACAGCTCAAGCCTTGCGGAAATAAACTGTGATTGAGTGTCTAGCGTTTCAATAACAAACAGGTAAGTGGTGTTTGGCTCATCAAAAATACGATTTGAAGCATAGCCGCTTGCCACGGAGCCTTTACCCTGAGAGCTTGTAGAGCCAAAGGCATAAATTGGCGCTGCTATTTCAACGCCACGTGCTGTTACGGTTGGCCCTGTAAATATCTTGCACTCCGGCTGGACTAGCGCCTTGCTTGTCCGCATGTTCCAAAATCCCACCTGAGTCCCGCCCGTATAGGTCGGGTTGCGATATATACGCCCAACAACTCCAACACCATCAAACCCAAAGACTCGCTGTTTTAGGTCAACCATCTTTGACCCTGTGCGGGCAATTGTAAAATTCACGCCAGTATTTGCGGCAAGTTGGACACGGCTTGACAATTCCCATTGCGCTCCGGCCTTCTTGTTCGCTTCGTCGTATGACTGAGTTACAGCAGCCCTTAGCCCGACATAGGCACCGTCAGGAATCAGCGGCATAGGGTCATCAGTGCGCCACACAAGCGCGCGGTATGTCGTGTAGCCAGTGACCCCAGCGAGGCTAATACGCACGCGCGATGCCGGGCCATTAAACCGCCATTCCCCGGTTGCAAACGGGCTAACCGGCTTCCAAATGTCGCCGCTGTCGTACAGGCTTTGCCACACCATCGGCATTCCTGTGACGGCCACAGGTTGGCCCGCGCCATCGAAGAACATGAAAGCGACTAAAGCGCCGTCCCAGTCCAGTGGCATTGGCTCGCTTATGGTGTCTCCGTTCTCGATGAAGTAGCGGGCGCTCATTGGTTTATTCCTCGGTGGGGATCAAATACTCGGCTGCGCAGCGGCACCCATAGTCAACGCCAGTAAGTAAATACTTGCCGTCTATGGATGAATATAGACCCTCTGCAATGTCAAAAGTTTTGCCGTCCCTATCTTCGTGCGACGGCCTTACCCTTTCATCACCTGCTGTGCGCCATATAGCCTTGGTAATCCCAAGGTTTTGCGCCCGTATCTTGGTGGTAATTGAGTTGTAGTTCTGCACCTGATTGCGGGCAAGGAATCTGGCATGATTCTTGCGCTCACTGACAACGTCGTCAAACTGGCCGACGATGGTGTCAATCGACTCGCCTTGGCTCATGCCAAACAGCGTGTTGTTGGTGAACTTTTCCAGCGACTCATCACGCAGGGTCTTAACCCATTGTGCCGTTTCCAGCACCAGCGCGTTAGTGGTCGATTGCAGACCTTCGCGCGCTATCAGGTCTTTAACGTCAATGCCGACCTTTGCCCCAATCCGGTTGTAAAACTCCATGCGCGACTTGCGGTCAAGCTTGCCGAGCTGCTTGCGCATTTCGGCTTCGATTCGCGTGTCGTCAAACTGTTTCAGCAGCTTGCGCTTAGTCTTATTAGCTAGGCGCAGAAGGATGGCCGCGAAGTTGCCGGTCTGCGCGTCCTCAAAGCTCAGGATGTAATCAGACTGACGAATCTCAGAAGCCATTGCCTCAGTGGTAAACCGCTCATGCCGATAAACTGGATGCTGTTCTTTCCGCTCTACCAGCTCTTCTCGAGTCCAGGCACCCCCGGCAGCATCGGTAAATTCTCGCTCTTCATAGCCGCGTATTGTTCGCTCTTCGTATCGGTCAACGACGCGGCGCTCGCGTGATACCTCAATCTTTATGTCCGCGAACTTTTCCACCGTGCTGACGTTAAGCTTGTCTAGCACTTGGTTGCGGAACCGCTGCGCCATCTGCTCAACCATGAATGACAGGAAGTCGCCCATTTCGTTTTCAATAGCGCGCGGCGACTTGGGCGCTTTTATCAGAGTTGGCTTTTCCGCCGTGATTTCGCGCTTCATGGCTTGGCTCCCGTGGCCGGAACTTCTGGCTCTGGCAATTCAATGGCGACCATAGGTGCAACCATGCGGTCGATCACTTCGGCATCAATCGGGAATGCGGACGCGATCACTTCTTTCGCAGTCTCTGGCGGCATGGTCTTAGCGGCGACCGCTTCCAGAACTTCGACAAGCGAGGCCACTTGAGCGCCATTCATACTGACTTGAGCAATGCTGGCCTGCTCGCCTCCTGCCGCCGCTGTTTCGGCTGCTGCGCCTTCTACGTCGTCATCTGCAACTTCTTTGAACGACTCTGCCCATGGATCCGCTTTGATTATGTCAAGCTCTTCCAGGTATGGCCGGTAATCCTCGCCAAGCGCATCCAGCTTCATAGCGTTCTCAATGGCCTTTGACTCAAAGTCCAGTCGCTCAAGCGCGGTGCCGCCCTGGTTTTCTTTGAACTTGACGCCTTCAATTCCGAACGCCCTGCACAGTTGGCGTATAGGGTCTTGCAGGTAGTCAAATTGCAGGTTTTCCGTCATGTCTTGGAATGACTGGCGTTCCTGCGAGCCGGTGCTGTTAAGCCCCTTAACGCTCTCGCCTATCAGGATAGGTAGCGGGATCGAAGTGACCAAGGCCAGGCGGCGTAGCGTGACCTGGTCAACGTCTGCCAAGTTGGTTAGCGCCTGAGCAACGTTTATCACGTCGTCCTCGGCATCAATCAGGCCGTCACCGTAGATGCTGCGAAGGTCGCCTAGCTTGGCGTAATACTGGACTAGGGCGTCATCATCGCCACAACGCACGGCATCCTTAAAGCCCCTAACCTTGTGGAATAGTGTTGCGTTCTTTTCCACGATGGTCCCGCTAGCGCGCTCGACAATGCCGTCATTTACCATTTGGGCATGGATCAGCTCAAACTCACTCACGCCGCCAAACTGGTAGTTAGGCATCTCCTGCTCGACTGGCATGTAGTAAGTGAAGTCAACCACGCGCGTGTAGTGGAATAGCTTACCGTTGACGCTGTACAGGCGCGGCTTTTGATAGCGCGAATCGTCAAGGTCGCGCGATACGTCTTGTACGGAAACCATGTCACCGCTGAACACGTCCAGCTTGACGAGCTCCATGTTGAACGTGGTTGCCAGCGTAGAGTGATCCGCGCCGCGTTCGTTAATCAGGATGATGCCGCGGCCAAACCCCAGCATAAACTTGGCTGCCTTCTTAACGGATCGCTCTAACCTTTCTTCGTAGACGGCCCGGTCTTGGTCGCTCTTAAAGTGCAGCGTGTCATTGAGCGCGTAACCGGTTTTAATGCGGACGATCTTAGACCCAAGCCCGGTGCGGTATATCTCGCGCAACAGGTGGTCTTGCAGCTTGTCCGCCGTGATGACGTTGGACGCCACAGCGCTACGGCGGTTTGCCAGCTTGTTGATTATGTTGGTAAGCCCATCGGTGAAACGGCTCATAGAAGTGCCCTATAGTCAATCTTGCGTACGCTAAGGATATCCTTAATTGCGTCCATTGTGGGGTCTACTTGGTCGTCATTCGAACCGCTGGGGAATGCCGCAAACTCTGACAGATAGTCCGATATCCACGGTGCATCGGATGGCAGCAGGACGTTGCCCGACTGCATTAGCGGCGAAGCATCCATGGCGCGAGTGATCTTGTCCACTGACCGCTGTATGCCTATGACAGGAACGCCCTCTCGCTTAAGGGTCTGAATCAGGCCGGTGCCGCTGGACTTGTCTTCGACGTTGAATGATCGAAGCGTGCCAGCGACTTGCGCCTTGTGCTTGTTCCAGAATGCCCGCGCCTGGATAAGCAGCTCGGGAGCCTCCCATTTGCCGCGAACCTGATCGAGGAGAACGGCTTGGCCGTCAAATGATTCGCCCCAGCACTGGAAAACGCTGTAGTCGTTTTGCTCTTTCGTCTTCTGCGCGGTGTCGGCGTAGATACCGCGCCACTTGAGGTTAGGCATGATGGTGTAGAACTTCCACCATTCCACCTTAAACATGTTCCCGCCCAGCGAGATAGGGCTTTGCTGGTACATGGCTGACCAGAAGTAGTCAGACATGAGCGCCTTTGTCTCTAGTAGCTTGTCTATGGGGTGAAGCTCAGGCACCAGCGCGAGGCCGTCAGGCGAGATTGCCGGGAACTTTAGAACCTTGGCACGACTTGTGCTTTCAATTACCCGGCCTGACAGGTCGTCAGTCGCCCAGCTGGTTGCCATGATGATCTGACCGCTGTTCTTCGACAGGCGAGTGGTAAAGGTTGTAATGTACCAGTTCCACACGCCATCCTTGACGATCTTGCTGAGCGCTTCCTGAGCGTTTTTTATCGGGTCATCAATGATGCCAATGTCTAAGCGCTTACCAGTCAGCGGCCCACCCACGCCCGCGCCCACGTAGCGCCCTTTACGACCAACGATTTCGAACACGTCACTATTGCGCTTGGCTTCAACCTCGACTGTTACTACGCGCTTGGCGTTCAGCGAGGCAGCCGGGAAAAGCATCTGATACTCAGGACTAAGCATGATCCGTTGAACATCGCGGTTCATGTCGGACGCCAGGTCTTTGGAGTAGGACAGGCCACCAATGGATAGGTCAGGCTCTTGGCCGAACAGCCAGGCGGGAAGGTAACGGCTAACTATCTGGCTGTTGTGCGTTGGCTGCATGGTGCGCCCGACAAGGTACAGGCCATCATCCGAATCAACTTGAATGCAGCGACCTACATGCCCTGCGTCATCTAGTCGAATATCCTTGATTGCCACTCGACGCTTTAGTGTGCTCGGCGTATTAATCTGGCGCGCGAGCCTGCAAGGTATGCGCAGGGTCGGATTAAACCCGACAACGCAGTACTCCGACATGCCCTGAATGCCAGAACTGCTCAGCTTTGGCTGCTCAGTTACCTTGGAGAATGACCATCCGAAGGTTGAAACAAGCTCACATAAAGAATCTGCTAGACGGATATCGGCGGTAGTAAAAACAAAACGTCCGTTCTTTTGATAGGTGTCGCCGCCCGTATCAATAAGGCCAGCCAGCATCTCTAGACGCTGCTCAATAGACGCGCACAGGTATTTATCGGGGATGTGCTTATTGCGCACCCCGTAAGACTTTGCGAACACGCCGCATTCGATTAGACCAGGGGTTAGGTTATCCATGGTCGCCGTGAGTACGCCTGTTGTCTTGTGCGTATACGTTGCGCGAACAGGATAACCAAGCGCTTCAAGCTCGCGGATGACGGCTGAGTCTTTGGCGTCATAGTTTATGCATGGTTTTGTCTGGCTTCCAGCGCCAAGCCATACGCCCAGCGCGTACGGGTGAACTGGTAGCGCTATATGCTCACCACGTAGCGGCGCAACGGCTGGAAGCTTATAGACGTAATTACATCCGCGCCTGGCTTCGATGCCAATGGTAAGCGGATTTGGCCTGGATGATCTGCGGCCCGTCTTGAGCATGGCCATAGTCTCTAGCGTTTCCTGGCGCTTCTTGTCGCGGTTAAATACCGTCCATTCGTGCCGCTCGTGGCAATGAATAACCTCGCCATTTCCCAGCTCAACACGGACGTTGGCCGGTTGCTTTTCTGTGACAGCCAAGACCTTGATTGGCTTTCCAGAGGGACTAAACACCATGTCGCCGGGTATTAAGTCGCCGTGTTTCTTCCATCCTCTCGTAGTAAATACTGGAACGTAATCTGCAAGCAGCTTGCCATGCTGAGGCGGGGCTTGCAGGATCAGGATGGGGCGAAGTCCCGCGCGCTGATCGGCAAGGAACTGCTCAAGCGCTTGGCACACTTCTTGCGCAAACCGGCTTACAACGTACTCAGGGTCAAGGTACAGAATGAAGTCAAGCAAGCTACGCCTGGCATTGCGCCTGGCTAACAGCTCGCGCGCGGCGTCTGCTTTACTTATCACTTGCGATGAATGCCGCCAAGTCTTCGTCGGATAAGTCGCTAACGTCCCTGGTCAGGATCGGGCCGCCGCCAGCGCCTACATGCTCGCTAGTCACTCGGTCGCCATAACGCTTCGGAGCGCGACGCGCAGCAATCCACTTAAGCGCATCAATCTTTACCCGGTCAGCAGTTGCCGTATCAGGCGTCACCGCCATGGCCGCATCGTAGATATCGTTTTCGAAAAGGTCGGACGCCATCTCGCGCGCGCGCGCGTACTGCTCGCAAACCACTTCGTTCAAAGTCACCCAAGCAATGATCGTACTTGAGCTAACCCCAAAACCGTGAGCAATTTGACGCAGAGTTAAACCATCTGCCACCTGCTCACAGATAGCATCTGCTCGGGCCTGCTGCTCTTTGGTTAACTGCTTGTCAGTCATATCGACTTATCCGGCTCAACAGTAATCACCGCACGCTTGAAGCGTGGAATGGTCGGCTTGCCAATATCGGAACACTCAAGATGGGGAGTTGGCTGCACCTTGCCGGGCCTAGGCGGGAAGTCATTCCAGTTACCGACCATCACTGGGCTTCCTTCGCATTACGCAGGCCACGAAGACCGCACCCTACTGCAAGGGCGATCATCGCAATGGATAGGGCCATAGTCATAGGTTCTGCTGCTGCGCCTTGGCCCCATGGGAATTTGGACAGCCCGACAGCCATTAGGACGGCTGCAAGCGCGTAGTAGCTCTTAACGGGTTGCTTCTTTGTTGTATTCATGTTCTGAGGCTGTCGTTTGTTTGTGGCTTGAGTATAGCTTTGTTTTGTATAGCCAGCTAGTAATATTTTCCGCCAATCCCAGGCTGTAATCCTGCGAATCCTGTAGCAGGATTATTTGCGATTTGCACGTCATTAAAGTCTGAAACCCGCGCCGTAGAGCCTTTTGTTGGGTAGAATTTCGGAAACAGGATTCGCATGCTTAGATACAGATAAACAAAAACACATTCACCCCCCCCTTATACATAAAAAAGCCAGTATTAGTATTGGCATACTTACTTAGATACTACTTTTCACCCATCTAAGTAGTAAGTAATATCTATATAATTCTAATTCTATAATTCTACTTCGTAGAAGCCCTCTAGGACGGGGCTTACGAACGATTTTCGAACATAAAATCCATGCTTATCCTGAAAATCCTGGCTGTTGACACGTGAAGCAGCCACAGCTAAGCTTTTCGACAAGGCCGTGGAACGCCTTTTACAAACCGGAAGCCGGGTCAGTCCCATGCAGTCAGCGCACGTTTCCCTTTGGTCTAAGCCTCCCGGCTACCGGTAGGCCAATAGGAAGTTCCACCGTGCGTTGTCTACATGGGATTTTTTTTGGATTGAATCCATGAAAACTGAAAAGCATAGGCAAGAGGCTTTAGCAGCTGGCCTTATCCTGTTGGGCGATGGGGATACCCCTGGAACCAAGATTTACCAGTGGATCGAGTGCGGGCATGTTGGTGAAAGACACACCAGCGCTGTTCGTAAAAAAAGCATCGTATGCAAGGAGTGCGTAAGCGATCTGCAAGCAAAGCAAGCTTTGAGAATTGGTCTGCGCCAGGTGGGTAAAAGCACGAAAGAAGGCTACAAAAAATACCGCTGGGTTTCATGTAGGCATATCTGCGACTACAAGCCAACCGCTGTGCGGGTGGGCAAGGTTGCTTGTCAAAAATGCGTTAAGTGGAGTTTTTAAGAATGGTTATCGACTACACCGACGAACTACAAGCGGACTGGATCATCTTCCCGCTTCACCAAATCATCCGAGACGCAAAAGGCACACGCTGCGGTTGTGGCGACGCTGACTGCGAAGCCATAGGCAAGCACCCGCGCGCTAGTAACTGGCAGCACAGCCAGCCCTATGACGACGATCAACTGGCATACCTTGAAGACTTTGATGGGGACTTCTTCGGAAACCAGCTGATTGATAACCATGGGGTTGTCGTGGCCTCAAGCGGCCTGGTCATCGTGGATGTGGACGGGCGCAATGGCGGGTTTGAGTCAGCCGAGGCGCTTGACCATATTCGAGACAAAGCGCGCTATATCGTGCGCACTGGTAGCGGCAATGGGGAGCACTGGTACTTCACTGTTCCGGCAGACTGGCTTGGCAAATCGCTTGCAAGCACCCTAAGAGCCTTCCCAGGCATTGATTTCAAGTCAACAGGGTACGTGGTAGGGGTTGGGTGCGAACACGCCTCAGGGAATCGCTATGAGGCCTTGCTGGGCAAGCCAAATGAAACAACAGAGGCACCTATTGCGCTAATGGAGCTGCTGAACCGTCCAGAACGTGCCAGGTTTGTGCATAACGGAACAACGACCGATTACAGCAACGACGATCTGCGCGGCATTGTTGCGGCTATCCCGAACAGCGGGCGCGACTATGAAAAGTGGATCCGCGTAGGCATGGGCCTGCATGACGCTACAGCGGGCAGCGAAGAAGGATATGCGATGTGGTGCGAGTGGTCGCAGCGATGCGAGGCGCACGACGAGCGCAATATGGACAAGAAGTGGCACAGCTTTGGCAAGGCTGCGACCCGCGCGACCATTGGGACGCTGATCGAATATGCGCGCGAGGCAGGATGGACAGCGCCGGTTACGTTCACCGACAACACGGACTGGGGCGTTATTGAGGCCGCGCCAGCCGGCAATAAGGCCAGCAGCAAATACGACCTGCTAACCCCGCCGGGGCTGGTCGGTGAAATTTGCCGGTGGATCAACAGCCGCTGTGCAATGCCGCGCGAGCAGCTAGCGGTTGCTGCTGCGATCCAGATCGTCAGCAATGCCGCTGGGTTGCATTACTTGGTAGCAGGGCGCAACACCAGTCTTAACCTAATGACCTTCGCAATCGCGGGTAGCCGTTCTGGTAAAGGGCCGATTAAGGCATGCATCAACGAAGCCAACCGGGCGCTGGGTTTGTCGCCCGCTGAACACGGCAAGTTCAAGTCAAGTCAGGAGCTGGTGCGAAACGCTATTCAGCACCAGATCATCATTTACACCTATGACGAGTTTGGCGAACAGCTCAAGAAGGTAAGCGGGGCAGCGCGTAGTGGCGCGCACTACCTTGAGGACTTGACCGCTGAATTGATCGCAATGTACTCGGTCGCAACCGGCGTGCATAACGTGTCTGGCGACGTGAAGCGCGAGATTGTTGAGCGCATGGACAAGCAACTGGGTTTGGCAATCAAGAAGGCTGAGCTTGACGATAGTGAATCGCCTTATGACTACGCGCGCGCCAACCCTGATAGCGACGTGGCAAAGGCGCTGGCCAACCGCGACCGCGCTGAATATGGCCTGGCTGAACCCTACCTGACGTTTTTTGGCATGTCAGAACCACACTCATTCCACGAGGCTATCAATGCCAACAAGTCATTGCTAACAGGCGGGTTTCTTGGCCGTTCGCTGATATTCGAAGAGCTGGAAACGGTGCCCGCTGAAAAGGATGCAGCGGACGTTTACCACGGCGGCATGCCAGAGCATGTTTTGTTGCGGTTGCTAGCCTTGTCGGGCGCCGGAAGTGCAGACGCATGGAAGGGAAAGCGTATCGAGCGTCAAGGCGAGTGGCGGCATATTGAATGGTCGCCGGAGGCGGAGCGAATGCTAGGCAGCGTTCGCCAATACTGGCGCGAGATTGCCTTGCACGAGCGTGACGCAGGCACCGGGCTGGAAAGCCAGGCGCTAGGCGCTACAGAGCTTGCAATCAAGGTTGCAGGCATTCTTGGTGCGTCAGAAGGCGTTATTCAGCTTGAGCATATGGGATGGGCGCATGAGCTGGTGAAGCGCGTAACCCATATGAAGATCAATAAGGCCAAGGCTGGCGACAGCCTCGAATCAACCGATGCCGGAGAGAAAGGCAGCGGCTTGCTGCTTTCGATTATGACAGCACTAGAGAACGCTGACAGCGAGATGACGACCGGAGTTATCAAGCATCGCGTGCCGGGCGGCAAGAAGATGGGCGACGCCAGCATTCAGGCAGGCTTGGATTATCTGGTTGAGCATGGCCGTATCAAGGTTGACCGTCGAAAAGGCGGGAACGGGCGAACTTTTTCTTATTATTCGCTTGCATAGTTTATAGCGAACTGCTAATATTAGGCTGTAAACCAAAACTAACAAAGAGTCCAAAATGCTAGAAGAACTGATCGCCGAACTCCGCAAGCACGACCGAGCGGAAATCGCTTACAAGTCGGGCGTATCGCTCGGCACAATCAACTATCTGCTGTCTGGCGCGGCGCGCGACCCTAAGCTGTCAACAGTGCAGGCGCTGCAAAAGTTCCTAGAAGACAAGAATCAGGAGTCCTGAAATGAGCCATCTTGCACGTGCTGCAAAGCCTAAAACCAAACCGCCGATAATCACCATCGTCGGCACACCAGGCACGGGAAAAACAACGCTTGGCGCGATGTTCCCGAATGCGCTGATGGTTATGTCTGAAGACGGCGCGTCGGTTTTCGATAGCTGGGACGAAGAGGCAAAGCCTAACGTTCTACCTCGACTGCCGAAGGCGTCAAAGGATGAAGTGGGCAACCTGAAAAGCACACGCGAAACGCTGCTTTCTATCATGGATGAGTTGATCGCCACTGAACATGGTTTTACGTCGCTAGTAGTGGACAGCATTACCAGCCTCGACATGCTGTTTGGCCATGAAATCGCACTCCGCGATGGTGTCAACACCGTGGCAGACGCCTCGGGCGGCTTCCACAAGGGCTATGCCGAAGTGGCAAGCTGGCATGCTGAGTTTGTTTACAAGTGCGAGCAGCTGCGCGCGGTCAAGCGTATGGGCATCGTCTTCCTGGCGCACACCGGTATCAAGAAGATACGCAACCGTCCGGACGCCGCCGCCGATTACAGCGTGTTCAGCATGGACATGGACAACCAAGCACTGTCGATTTACACAAGCCAATGCGATGCGGTGCTGTATCTGGTGAAAGAAGAATTTATTCAGGGCAGTGAGACAAACCGAAAAGGCCAGACAACAAAGCTTGGCAGGCTTGTGCAGACAGGCGAGCGCAAGCTGATTACTACTGGCGACGGACAGGTCGGCTACATCAACGCAAAAAACCGTTACAACATGCCCGTCGAAATTCCGGTAGAGCATGGCAGCAATCCTATTTTGAGATACGTCAAATTCTATAACAGCGAGGTGGCATCATGAGTTTCTGGGCAACTAGCGATGGCAGCAGCGCACAAAAGACCGACGGTAAATTCGAGATAGGCGGCGGCAACCTTTCGCCAATCCCAGATGGCACAAGCGTGCTAGCGATTGCCGAGGAGGCGAAGAACGACGAGCACAACGGCGCCAAGTTCATCAAGGTCAAGTGGCGTGTGAGCAAGCCTGCCGAGTACGCCAACCGGGTTATTTTCCAGAAGGTACAGGTCTACGAAAAAGACGCAGCCACGGCTGATAAGGCTAAGCGCATGCTGGCTGCAATCGCCAGCAACGCAGGCGGCGGGCTGTTTAGCAGCATGGAGCAGCGGCAAGAAACCATGCCTAGCGATATGAGCCTGTCGCAGCTTTGCAACCGCCCGATGGTTTTGAAGATGGGCGTTTGGGAGCTAGACGACAAAAGCAAGAGCGGCAACTGGGTGCAGGCGGTGTCGCCTGCAAAGGCTGGCGCTGCTGCACCTGCACAGGTTGCGCCGCCTGCCGCTGCCAATTTCCACGATATCCCGTTTTAGCCAATAACAAGCCCGGCCATGCGCCGGCCATGCGCCGGGCATTTGGAGAGACACATGGAACAACGTAGCCAAGAATGGTTTGAGCAACGCAAAAACCGCATTACCGGCTCGCGCGTCGGCGCAATCTTGGGCCTGTCGCCCTGGCAGAAGCCTGCCGATGTACTGCGCGCAATGGTTCGTGAATATCGCGGCGCACCTTCTGAATTTTTAGGCTCGGTCGCAACAGATCACGGCAACAACAACGAGCAGCGCGCCATGCTCGCATTCATGCGCGAGAGCGGCCTAGAGGTAGAGCAGTGCGGCTTCTTCGCTTATGGTGAGCTAATGGGCGCAAGCCCGGACGGCTTGACCGATGACGGCGGCGTGCTAGAGCTTAAAGTGCCGTTCGGCTTGCGCAACGAACAGGAAGCAAAATTTAAGCCGCTATCCGAGCAGTTGCATTATTCGTGCCAAGTTCAAATGGAAATGCTGGCTGCTGGCCGAAAGCACGCCTATTTTGCGCAGTACGTCGCGCCAAAGGGTGATCCGTTCTCGCATGACTATGTGCCTGAGCAGATCAGCATTGAACGAGTCGAAGCAGATCCCAATTGGCTTGATAAGCACTTGCCTACAATTAGTGCCTTTTACGCGCTCTACTTGGAAGAGCTGGCAAACCCAGATCATCTGGAACCGTTGCGCGTAGTCATCGAAACGCCGGAAAGCGGGCGGATCATCACGGAACTTGACGCGGTACGGCATCGGCAAAAGGCGGACGCGGCGCGCGAGAAAGAATTGCTCGCCTCGCTTATCCAGTTGGCGGACGGTAAAGACGCGCTAGTGCATGGCCGCAAGCTAACGCACGTTGCCGGGAGAAAGTCGGTTACCTATGCCAAGGCTTTGGAAGCGTTAGCGCCTGGCGCTGATCTTGCGAAGTGGACGAGCACTAGCAAAGATAGCTGGCGTTTTACCTGATACAATACCCGCGCGGATAGGGTGGCCACCCGACAAGGCATCTAGTCAATGTCTTCCGCGCTCTTCTGACCGCCTTTTGACCGAGGAAAGAACATGCTACAACCCCGTTGGTATCAAGAATCAGCGCACGACGCAGTGATAAACCATTGGCGCGGCTCAACCTTGCCCGTAGTTGTGGAAGCAGCCACTGGAGCAGGTAAAAGCGTTATCGTGGCCATGCTGGCAAAGACCTTGCACGACCTGTCAGTCGGCAAGCGCGTGCTATGCCTTGCGCCGTCCGCGATCCTTACCGAACAGAACCACGAGAAGTATCTGGCGATAGGCGAAAAGGCTAGCATCTACAGCGCCAGCATCAGCAAAAGCCTGCGGCACCAGGTTATTTTTGCCACGCCACTTACATTCAAGAAAGTTGCGCGGCGCTTAGGTGGCGAGTTTGCCGGGGTCATCGTGGATGAATGCCACGGCATCACCGACAGCATCAAGCAAATCATTGACGACATGCGCCAAAGCTCGCCAACGCTGCGCGTGTGCGGATTGTCTGCTACGCCGTTTCGCCTGCAAACCGGGTTTATCTTTGGCGTAGACCCAGACGGAAAGGCGCTGCCAGAAAGCATTGCGCGCGATCCGTACTTTCATCAGTGTGTTTACAGCATCGGCGCTCGCATGCTGCTGGAGCTTGGCTTTCTTACGCCGCTGCGCGCTGGCGAGATAAACGCCAGCAAATACGAAACGGACGGCTTAAAGGTTCAAAGCAACGGGCAGTTCAGCGCGGCCACTGTTAAAGCTGCTTTTGAGGGATGGGGCAGGCGTACCGCTGCAATTGTTGCCGATGTAGTGGCGCAAACCCAAGAGGCGACCGGCGTTATGCTGTTCGCTGCAACGCGCCAGCATGCGCGCGAGATAATGTCCAGCCTGCACCCGGACAACTCCGCGCTTATCGACGGCGAGACGCCAAAGGCCGAGCGCGAAAAAATCGTTAAAGACTTCAAGGCAGGAAAGTTTCTGTATTTGGTTTCGGTAGGAACGCTTACTACGGGCTTTGACGCGCCCAACGTGAGCCATATTGCGATACTGCGCGCCACTGAGTCAGTGAGCCTATTGCAACAGATCATGGGCCGTGGCATGCGCCTCTTCGACGGCAAAACCGAGTGCGTGGTTTTCGACTACGCGGGCAACTTTGAAAAGCACTGTCCGGACGGCGATCTTTACGCGCCACAGGTTAAAGCGGCGTATCAATCGACTGGCGGAGATCCTATAGAGGCGGTGTGCGAATCATGCAGCCGCGTGAACATGTTCAGCGCGCGCCCTAACGACTCCGGTTTTCTTATCGACGCATACGGCTACTTTGCAGACCTTACCGGCGAGCGGATATTGACGCAGAACCACAAAGGCGAAGACGTGCCAATGCCTGCGCATTTTGGCCGCCGCTGCCAGCATTCGCATATGCGCACAGGCGAGCGCTGCGACTATTACTGGAGCTGCAAGGTTTGCCCGGTTTGCGACCATGCTAACGACATTGCTGCGCGCTTCTGTAGCGGCTGCAAGTCTGAGCTGGTCAACCCCAACGACAAGCTCATCGAAATGCACCAAGCGCACAAGAAAGACCCGACCAAGCCGCAGACCGAGGAGGTTATAACGATCACCTACACGCGAGGCGTAAGCCGGTCTGGTAATGACATGATTACGGCAGAGGTGACGACGCCGCGACGCAAGTTCCCGGTATACCTTTTGGAAAACAGCACATGGTCGGCACAAAAGCGCATGGCTTTTAGCATTGCAACCGACGAGTTCACCGTCATCCCCAGGACGATTACCTATGTTAAGAAGGGCCACTTCTGGGAGGTTGCCGGGTTTGGCGCGCCAACTGACGACGAACAACTACAACAGAGGCTTATAGCATGAAGTTTCCCGAATCGTTGCCAGTGTTTGGAGATCAAAATTTTAGGGGCGAATGCCCGCTAGAGGAAGCCGAGCAGGCCACGTTCTTTAGCCAGCTGCGCAAATTGCACCCTGAAACATACGGGCGGATTGCACTGCACCCTAAAAACGAGGGAAAGCGCCGTTGCGCGCAGTTTGCGCAGCTTGCGCGTGACAAAGCATTAGGCATGGCAAAAAGCGCGCCTGACGTTGTTTTGCCTGGCGCGCCGACGCTTCTGATCGAGATTAAGCGGAGGGATCACACCCAAAGCAAGTGGCAGGATGGCCAGGTTGAGTATCTGGAAACTGCTCAGTCGCTTGGGTGCTTTGTGGCTGTTGCGCTCGGATGGCAGGGCGCTATTGCGGCTTTTGAGGCGTGGCTATCCGCGAGC